ATGAGCCAGTATACAGAAGACCAGTGGAGTATTACTAATGGAAATGACGCATATAATAGATGGTCTTATTGGCATTATCGTTTTAGGCGGTGGATGGTTTTTAGGAACACAATCTAGAGAAATAAAAAGAATTGATATATTGTTAAACAAAACTAGAGAAGATTACGCAAAAAGAGACGATGTTACTGTGGCAATAAATAGATTAGAAGAAAAGATAGATAGAATTTTAGAAAGAATTAAATAAGGAGTAATTCATGGCTGTCGAAAAACAAATGACACCAGCAGAACTAAGTGAAAAAGTTTTAGCTGAACAGGAAGAAAAGATACAGGTAGAGATTGACAATCCTGACTCAGTTTCTGTTGCAACAGAAGATGGCGGAGTTGTTATAGACTTTGAAGGTAGTAAGACAGAAGAATTACTTGGACCAGATCACGATAGTAACTTAGCAGAATTTTTAGAAGAAGGTGACTTACAAAAGTTAGCAGATGAATTAATAGATAGTTTTAACACAGACAGAAAATCAAGAGGTGATTGGGCTAAATCTTATGTGAAAGGTTTAGATCTTCTTGGAATGAAAATAGAAGAAAGACAACAGCCTTGGTCAGGTGCATCTGGAGTATTTCATCCTGTGTTAACAGAAAGCATTGTGCGATTTCAGGCACAAGCTATGGGTGAGATATTCCCAGCAGCAGGTCCAGTTAGGACAAAGATAGTAGGTAAACAGTCAACAGAAAAAAATGATCAGGCTAATCGTGTAGAAAATGAAATGAATTATCTTCTCACAGAGGAGATGACAGAATACAGAGATGAGACAGAGCAGATGCTCTTCAAACTTCCTCTCGCAGGATCAGCGTTCAAAAAAGTCTATTATGATCCTCTCTTAGAAAGACCGTGTGCAATGTTTGTTCCTGCGGAGGACTTTGTGGTTTCATATGGAGCTACAGATTTAATGACATGTGCGAGATACACACATGTTATGAAAAAATCAGCAAATGAAATAGCAAAGTTAATGGTAAATGGATTTTATCGTGATGTTGATCTTCCAGATCCAGAGCCAGACATGTCAGATATACAAGAAAAATATGATGAGTTAGATGGTGAGTCTGCTGTAATAGAAGATGATGATAGACATACTCTTCTAGAAATGCATGCAGATATAGAAATGCCAGAGCCATTTGATGATAAAGATGGTATTGAAAGACCTTATGTTGTTACGATAGATAAGTCTTCTAGAACAATACTATCAATTAGAAGGAATTATTATGAAGACGATGAAAAGAAAAAGAAAGTCCAATATTTTGTACATTACAAATATCTTCCAGGTCTTGGGTTCTATGGCACGGGGCTTATACACCTTATTGGTGGACTTGCTAAAAGCGCTACAAGTATTCTTCGTCAACTTATCGATGCTGGTACTTTATCTAATTTACCAGCTGGTCTTAAAGCTCGTGGTTTACGCATCAAAGGGGATGATTCGCCTCTCATGCCTGGTGAGTTCCGTGACGTTGATGTCCCTGGTGGTGCGATTCGTGACGCGATTACTTTCATTCCTTACAAAGAGCCAAGTTCCGTGTTGTACCAATTACTCCAAAATATCGTTGACGAGGGGAGAAGGATTGGCTCCGTTGCAGATATACAAGTTGGAGACATCAACGCGCAAGCGCCAGTAGGAACAACACTCGCTCTCATGGAGAGATCCATGAAAGTTATGTCAGGTGTGCAGTCAAGACTTCACGCTGCGTTAAAAAAAGAATTAAGAATTATTGCAATGATAATTCATGATTATATGCCATCCACATACGCTTACGAAATGGAAGGTGAGTTTAGCAGAACAAAAGATTTTGATGGCAGGGTCGATGTAATACCAGTATCTGATCCAAACGCTGCGACTATGTCACAAAGAATTATGCAGTATCAAAGTGCGTTGCAATTAGCACAACAAGCTCCACAGTTATATGACATGGGCAAACTGCACAGACAAATGTTAGAGGTTCTTGGAATTAGTGATGCAAAAGAAATAGTAAAGTTAAAAGAAGATATCAAGCCAGCAGATCCAGTATCAGAAAACATGGCAATACTTAAACAAGAGCCAGTTAAAGCATTCAAATACCAAGATCATGAAGCACATTTAACAGTTCATCTTGCTGCTGCAAATGATCCGAAGTTAAAAGAAATAGTAGGACAGTCACCTTTTGCTGGCGCAATACAAGCTGCATTAGCTGCACATATAACAGAGCATGTTGCGTTCCAGTATAGAAAAGAAATTGAAGAAAGGTTAGGTGTTCCTATGCCTAATGAAGATAAGCCTTTACCTGAAGATGCGGAAGAAGAGCTATCTAAAATCACAGCGCAAGCAGCTCAAAAACTATTAAATGCAAATCAAGCTGAGATACAAGCTGCTGAAGCTAAGAAGCAACAAGAAGATCCTTTGACACAAATTCAACAAAGAGAACTTGCTATCAAAGAAGCAGAGCTTCAACACAAGATAGAAATGGATAAAATGAAACTTGAGTTAGAAGCAGCCAAAACTAAAATAAACAAAGAACTTCAAGAAGATAGGCTTGATAGTGAAGATAAAAGAGAAGGTGTAAGAATTGCTGCAAAACTAGCGACAGACGCAGCTAAAGATCAAAAAGAAGAAGCAAAATTAGCTTTAGACGCAGCAAAGCAGTTACAGAATGAGTAGAAACGAAACTATATATACACCAATACTTGGTAAAATAAAGGAGATGAAGGATGCTTGGAGCATTTATATCACGAGTGGTGGGGCTTCTTCCCATGAAGATTACAGATATACATGCGGCAAAATCGAAGCACTCAACATACTGGAAGAGGAAGTGCGTACGCTTGAAAAAAGGTTTATTGAAGATTAAGGGTTTGCAAAATAAAAAAAATATTATAGGATAGCTTACATGTACACAGCGCAAAAGAACATCGAAGAAGATGTTAAGTTAAAGTTGCCCCAGCCAAAAGGGTATAAACTTTTAATTAGTATACCTAAAATGGCAGAGAAAACTGAGGGTGGAGTTCACATGCCAGATAAATTAATTAAACTGGAAGAGACCGCATCTATCATAGGTTTTGTGGTGGAGATGGGTGACGAGTGTTACAAAGACAAAGATAAGTTTCCTAACGGACCATATTGTCAAAAGGGAGATTTTGTAATTTTTAGATCTTATTCAGGAACAAGATTTAAAATAAAAGGTGACGAATTTAGGTTAATTAACGATGACACTGTGGAGGCAGTTGTTGATGATCCAAGAGGGTATACAAGAGCATGAATGAAAATACAGCAGAAAAACTAGAAACAGAAGAACAAGTTGCACCTGAACTAGAAGTTGAGGTTGTAGATGATACTCCTGAAGAGGACAAGAATAGACCTGCAAGAACTGAGGGAACAAAGCCTGACATTCCTGAAGATGATGAAATTGCAAAATATAAAGGTGATGCTCAGAAAAGAATAAAACAATTAAAGTACGAGTATCACGAAGAGAGAAGAGCTAAAGAAGCTGCTGAAAGAGAAAAGAATGAAGCGGTTAAGCATGCTGAAAGAATACTGCAAGAAAATAATAAACTTAGAAAAACTATAGATGACGGAGAGGCAGTATTAGTTGAGCAGGTGAAAGGCAAAACATCTGCAATGATAGAAGCGGCTAAAAAAGAATATAAAGAGGCTTATGAGGCAGGTGATCCTGATAGAATTACTGAAGCACAACTTAAATTAAATCAGGCACAGGCAGAGCAGCTTAGAATACAAGATTATAAGCCAAAGCAAAGAACAGAAGAAAAACCTGTTCAGCAACAGGAAAAAAGTTATACACCTGTTCCAAAGCATGAGCCAACAAAAGAAGATAAGGCATGGATGGCTGAAAATGATTGGTTTCAAAAAGATGGCTATGAAGAGATGACAGGATACGCTTTAGGCGTTCATCAAAAATTAATTAAAAAGAACATAAGTCCTAAAGTAGAACCAGAATTATATTACAGTGAAATTGACAAAGCTATGAAAGCCAGATTTCCAGAAGAGTTTCAAGACAACCAGAATGTGGAGACAAAAGAGGTAAGTGCACCTCCACGAACTGGTGGCTCCGTGGTTGCCCCTCCTAGTAGAAGTGCAAAACAACCACGCAAAGTGCAACTGACCTCAACACAAGTAAGTCTTGCTAGAAGACTTGGTCTCAGCAATGAGCAATATGCAGCACAGCTTTTAAAGGAGGCTTCAAATGGCTGATAGAACTTTACGCACAGAAGAAAGCAGAGAAGCAACAAAAAGAAAGGTTACTTGGACTAGACCAAATTCGATCCCTGACCCAGACCCAAAACCAGGTGTTGAGTACAGATGGATTCGCACATCAACTCTAGGACAAGCTGACATGACTAATGTTTCTTCAAAGTTTCGTGAAGGATGGGAGCCAGTTAAAGCAGAAGATCATCCAGAGTTAAAAGTGATGACCGATGTTGATTCAAAGTTTCAAGGCAATGTAGAGGTTGGAGGATTGCTACTTTGCAAGAACTCCACAGAAAACATGGATGCAAGGAGAGAACATTATAAAGAGAAGAATGATCAACAGATCGCTTCTGTGGATAATAATTTTCTTCGTGAGTCCGATTCGAGGATGCCAGTTCTTAGACCAGAAAAGGTGACTCGCACATCTTAATGACGTAAATTTAACCGAGAAGGAATTTAATTATGAGTAGCGTAGCAGCACCATTTGGATTAAACCCAATCGGCAGATTTGACGCAGGTTCATTAGAGGTATTTAGACAATACCCTATTAAATCTGGAGAGAGTACAGCGATAGTGAAGGGCGATATCGTTCAATTAGTAAATGCCAGTAATGCAACTACAATTGCAAAAATGACAGGTACTATGGATGGTTCAGCAACTGATCTATGTGGTATTTTCATGGGATGCCGATTTACTGATCCAAATACTAATCAGTTGACATTCAGTCAACATTTCCCTGCAAGTACAGCAGCGGATGACATAATGGCTTATGTTGTAGATGATCCTAACGTATTATTTACAATTCAAGCAGACGGGGCTTTTTCTAATGCCAGAGATATTTATGGCAAAAACGCACCTGTCGTACAGGGATCTGCAAACACAACACTAGGTATATCAAGAGTGTCTTTAGATGCTTCAGAGATATCTACTAATGCAGGTGATGGAATCAAAATAATTGACTACTTAGGTGGTGATTTAGGTGATGAGAAGGGAAGTAACTTTCCAATATTGGTTTGTAAATTCAACTATCATCAGTTGTCATCAACTAGTGGCGCAGCTTAAGGAGAGATAAATGGCGATTTCAAGAGCACAACTCCTTAAGGAGTTATTACCAGGTCTTAATGCTTTATTTGGACTTGAGTACGAAAAGTATGAAGATGAGCATGCTGAAATATATGAGACAGAAAATTCAGAGCGTAGCTTTGAAGAAGAAGTCAAGTTATCAGGTTTTGGGGCAGCCCCAGTAAAGCCTGAAGGTAGTGCTATATCTTTTGATTCAGCGCAAGAGTCATTCACTTCAAGATACAACCACGAAACTGTGGCTATGGGCTTTTCCATAACAGAAGAGGCAATGGAAGATAATCTTTATGATTCATTGTCTGCTCGTTATACTAAAGCACTGGCTAGAGCAATGGCTTACACAAAGCAGACAAAAGCTGCTGCATTGCTTAACACAGGCTTTGATACTTTTCAAAGTGGCGATGGTGTAACATTGTTTAACACAGCTCACCCAACAGTGGCTGGTGGTAACAATAAAAATAGATTGTC